CTACAAAAAGATTGGAACCCACAGACGCACTGGACGCGTCCGCTTTGGCGACCATACCCGTCCCAATGTTGGGTGACTTTACTGGCCTCCTGGCGGATGCCAACATGTATTATAATGAGCCCGAAGAGAGAACGCTTGTAAACGCAGGTTTGAGCTCTCTCGGAATTTTGCCGTTCGTCCCAAGTGCGGCTGCGGTCCGTGCGGCGAAAAAATACGGTGGAGACCCTCGGGCAATAAAGAACCCTGCCGTCATTGCCAACGCGGGTGACGATATATCTGAAGCCGCCATAGGCCAGGGGGGAAAGCTAATTGACACGTCGCCAAAAACCTACAAGGCTGGCAAGGATTACAAGAAAGATTTTTCCGAGATGGAGTTTGAGTTTGTCCCAACCGAGGGCGGGCTTCTGGCACCTAAAATCTTGACACCAGAGGAGATGGTTGGAAGCGGCGACAATGTCCTGCTTGGGCTTTTAGGGGATAGAACAAACGCTGGAGGATTGTTGACCCGAATCGGGGACAATAAGATTGAAATGGACCCGTTGCAGGGCGGGCCTCGGTACGCGCAAAGCCAAGCTCAAATGAAAGACGGTTCCGTTTGGGCCTCGGCTGGCGGAGTCCCCGCGCAAATCCAAAACAGAATAAACGCGGCGGGCCAGGAATATGACGATGTTTTGCTCGGCTATACTTCAATGGGGGGCCGCTCTGGGGATGCGTCAACTCACATGTCCGATGCTTTAATGGCTCAACTGAAAGTGGCTGGGGTCACGAGAAAAGCGGCAAAGGAATTTGACGAAAGATTAAAAAATGTTTTGCCTGAATGGCCTGGGTTAAATAGCAAAAACGCGCAGAGCTTTCTGGACAACACGACCCAAGGCAACAGAAAGAAGTTTGTTGAGCTCATGTCACTTGATACGTTTCAAGGCCTAGGTTTCCCTAATGTGCCAGAAACCAGACTCGCTATAACTCAGCCTGAGCTAGTTCACTTGCCGACGGGATATGGCGGCAATATGGTGTCTAGGGGTATCCCTGGCGCCGAGCTCACGCTGGACCCTGAATATGTTCACAAGACATATGACAAGGCAATAAAAGGCGACTACTTAGGTGGCCTCGAGCGCCCACTTCCGCGTCAGGTTATGTTCCCAGATATTCACAAAAAGTTCAGAGAAGAGGGGAGGCCGTTTGACCAGGACAACTATCTTTTTGAAAGACGTGGGGGTGAGGTTAAACAACCGTTGGACCAAGAGTGGCTTGATGGGGCAATGCAATATTACGACGACCTAGAAGCTGGGATTTTTGACTAATGCCTAGCCCATACGGAAGAACTGTTGGACAATTGATTATGGACTCGTCGGTGGGTCTGTATGATGCTGGCTCCAACCTAGTAAACTTTGCAAAAAACAACCCAGAAGCGTCTGGCTTGGTGGCTGGTCAGTTCGCCCCAGGCGCAGCGACAGCAGACTTCTATGGGCGATACCCAGACCCGATGAATCCGTCGCAGACGCTCCCTAGCGCTGGACAAAACATTTCCCAAGGTAACATACTGGATGCGGCCTTCCAGAGCGCTGGATTGCTAGGGGATGCTTTTTACGCTGTTGCTCCGTTTACAGCGGGTGCGGCAGCTGTTCCAGGGGCGGCCCTTTCCGCACCACGAGCCGCACAGCTGGCTAGGCGCCTAACCGACGCTGAAAAACAAGCGCAAGATGTGATTGACCTGCTCAAGTCAGGCAAGGCCGACGAGGTAAGTGATGAAATGCTTGGGAAGGCAGACCCAAGATACTTGTCTGAAAATTACGACCTTCCAATGGACCCTGAGAGTCGGATGGCCCGCGCAAGGGAGATGGGGTTTGACGTGGACAGCCCGATGTACCACGGAACACATAGTGACGAGATACTGGCGTTTGACGATAGTAAAATAGGACTTAGGGACGAGGGATTTTACGGAAGTGGACACTACTTTACGCCTCATTCGGGAGAGGCCAGATACTACGGCCCGAATGTTGGTGAGTACAATTTAAAGGGTAACTTTTTAGACCTAAGCGACAGGGTTGGAGATAAAACTCTAGGTGACCCAGAGTACTTTAAGTGGTGGGCTAATGAGTTAGACAAAATTGATATGTTAGACGAGCCGACACAGATAGGATTGAGCTCACTGCGGGATATTGATAAATATGTCGATGAAAACATCTCTTATGCACTTGTTGATAACGCAGACGGCTCAACTGGTTACATGGCCATGATTGCTGACCCGACAAGGGAGCCTAGGGTTTATAAAGATAAGACTTATCTCGACACTATAGACACTCCCTTTAGGCCGCGCCACCATGACCAACAGGTGCCGCTCACAAAGGAAGAGGCAAAAAATAGAGCTAAACGTAAGTTTATAGATGAAATGCAATACAGCTCCAAAAGTCCGTTTAAGGGTTTGGAGAATATACTTTACTCACTGTCTGATTACGTTAGGGTCGGCGGAAAGGGCGCTTTAGAACTTTCTGAGCAGGCCAGCAAAGCTGGGTACGACGGAATACGGGTGGGTGACGAAACGGTGGTTTTTGAACCTAAAAATATTCGGTCGCCAGAAGCCCGTTTTGACCCCAGGTTAAAAGACTTGAAAAATCTAACTGCTGGAGGCGCGGGACTAGTCGCCGCCCCAGCCGTAGCCAGCGGCCTGCTCGCTAAAGAAAAGGAAGATAACTTTTAATGGCTATTGAATATCGTGGAGAGCGTTTTGCTGGATACAACAAACCCAAGCGCACCCCCAAGCATCCGAAGAAGAGCCACGCAGTGCTGGCTAAGGAGGGTGACAAGATTCGCCTCATTCGCTTCGGTCAGCAGGGCGTGAAGGGCGCGGGGAAAAACCCCAAGACTGCTAAAGACAAGGCTCGTAAAAAAAGCTATTATGCAAGGCATAATGCACAGGGGAAACCCACGAGCAAACTTTCGGCCAAATATTGGTCACATAAGGTTAAATGGTAGGAGACCCAAACGTGCACATTACTATTTACAGGCGCGACCGAGCAGCTGAGAAAAGAGCGGCGTTGGAAGCAGAAGAAGCCGCCAAGAAAGCTAAGGCTAAAAGTTCTGCCAAGCCCCGCAAAAACAGAAAGACAAAGAAATGATTTGTAATAAGTGTAAATCCAGAAACCCTAATGGGTACACAGGCCTTTGCCGCGTTTGTCGTGAGCCCTTGTTCAAGCCAGCTCCTGTTAAGACCGAGAAGGCTCCAAGCAAACCAAAAGCTGCCAAGGCAGTTAAGAAGGCCAAGAAGGCCAGCAAGGTATAGTCATGGCGAAGATGGATGATGTAGAATTTCAAAGTGTTGTTCGAAATGAAGTAGAGCAGGCCCTTGGCAATTATGACACGGAATATTCACAAGACCGTATCGAGGCTATGGACTACTACCTCGGTGAGCCGTTTGGCAACGAACAGCCCGACCGCTCTCAAGTTGTCAGCACCGAAGTCAGCGACACGGTCGAGCATATTATGCCAAGTCTCATGCGTATCTTTACGCAGTCCGACGAATATGTTCGCTTTGCTCCGACTGGCCCAGAGGATGTGGCCCTGGCCGAGCAAGCCAGTGACTATGCCAACTGGGTAATCAACACAGACAATCGTGGTTTTGAAATCGTTCACAACTGGTTTAAGGACGCGCTCATCTTAAAAAACGGTGTAGTTAAATTCTACTGGGATGAGAAGGTAGACGTAGAGACAGAGGAGTATGAAGGGCTAACTGAAACTGAGATGGTCATGCTGGTGGCAGACACAGAGGTTGAAGTTGTCGAGCAAGATGAAGTTGAAATGGGTGATGGGCAGGTTGGCCCAGACGGTCAATATATCCCGCCCCCACTATCCTACAACGTAAAGCTACGTCGCACCAAAAACTCTGGACGGATTGAAATTGAAAATGTTCCGCCCGAAGAGTTCCTAATTAGTGCCCGCGCAAAGTCCCTGGAGGACGCAAACTTTGTAGCACATCGCACAAATATGCCAGTGAGTGACCTGGTTGAGATGGGATTTGATAAAGATGAGGTGGAAAAATATGCTGGTTACACGGACCTTGATGTTTCTGAGGAGCGCCAAAGCCGCTTTGAAGACTTGGAAACAAGCGGCTCGACGGACAGTCAAGACCCTATCATGCGAAACGTCCTTGTTACTGAATGCTATATTCGTTCTGACTATGATGGTGACGGGGTGGCTGAGTTCCGTCGCGTTCTTACAGTAGGCAGTTCCTACCACATTCTTGAAAACGAAGAGTGTGACATCCTCCCCTTCGCAATGATTTCACCTATCCTTATGCCGCACCGCGCCATTGGTCGTTCTATTGCAGAGCTGGTTATGGACGTGCAGCTAATCAAATCGACACTGATGCGCCAATTGCTGGATAACATCTACAACACAAACAACGCCCGTGTTGTTGCCGTCGAGGGTCAGGTAAATCTTGACGACCTTTTGACAAACCGCCCTGGCGGTATTGTGCGAGCTCGTCAGCCTGGCGCCGTTCAGCCTCTTCAGGTTCCTGATGTTTCGTCTTCTGTTTTCCCTGCGCTAAATTACATGGACAGTGTCCGCGAGCAGCGCACTGGAATTAGCAAGCAGGCAATGGGGCTAGACGCAGACGCGCTACAGTCCACAACGGCGACTGCCGTATCTGCCATGCAGTCGGCCCAACAGGGTAAGATTGAAATGATTGCCCGCGTGTTTGCTGAGACAGGCGTCCGCGCACTGTTCCGTGGCATCCTACACTTGGCCACCAAGTATCAGAATAAAGATAAAATGATTCGACTTCGCAATGAGTTTGTCGAAATGTCTCCACGAGAGTGGAGCAACATGTACGACGTGCAGATTAACGTGGGCCTGGGAACCGCTCAGAAGCAAGAGCAAATCGGCTTCCTGATGGCAACCGCTGCCAAGCAGGAAAGTATCATTGCTCAAATGGGTCCAGAAAATCCTATGGTAAGCCTAGCGCAGTACCGAAACACTTTGGCCAAAATTGCAGAGCTTTCTGGGTTTAAAGACTCCGACCAGTTCTATGCTTCCACTCAACAAATTGAGCAGACAGTGCAGCAGCAGAAAGCAATGGCGCAGCAGCGGGGGCAACAGCAAGACCCAGCTATCGCCCTAGAGATGCAGAAGTTCCAGGCTGAAATGCAGATGAAGCAGGCCGAGTTCCAGGCGACTCAAGAGCTTAAGGCGCGTCAGATGGAGCAAGACTTCCAGCTGAAACGCGAGCGAGCAGATGCCGAACTCCAGCTACGCCGAGATGAAATTGCCATGGAAGCAGAGCTCCGAGCTATTGAGAAGGCGGCTGGCGCCAATATCTCAACAAACCTCCCTCGTGGATAAACGTATTGCACAAAAAGTATTATGTGGTATTTTTGCAACAGTATAGGAGACTGTTTTGAGTGAGGGAAAATTAAGGGACGAGCAGGCAAGGGGTGAACGCGCAGCAATGCTTTTGCGTGACCCTTTGATTGTTGAGACGTTCAGCGTTCTTGAGGAGAAGTACGTTAGCGAATGGAAAGATTCCCCGTCAGCGGAAAGGCGGGAAACGCTCTTTCAGATGTACCAAGCACTAATGGTGGTGCGCGGCCATTTGACGGAAGTTGTCGAGACGGGCAACTTAGCGAAACTGGAGACTAACCTCCAGAATAAATCTTTGAGGAGATAAAGAATGGCTGATGAAACTACGACCCTGTTGGGTAGCGGTGATTCACTAACGAAAAGTCAAGCAATTGACGAACTCTTAAATGTTGGCGCCCCTGAAGAGGCAAGCGAAGACGTTTTAGAGCCTAATGCTGAAGCGGAAGAGGTTGTGGAAACCCAAGAAGCTGAAGCGGCATCTGAGGATGAGTATGAAGAGGACGACGCTGTAGAGCTATCCGAATCTGAAGACGAGTACGATGATGAAGAGTATGAAGTAGACGCGGCTGAAGTTCAAGAAGTCGCGGATGAAACGGAATACTACACTGTAAAGGTTGATGGTGAAGAGAAGGACGTTACAGCTGACGAACTTGTCAAATCCTACCAATTAGAGCAGGCTGCACAGAAGCGTATGCAAGAGGCCTCTGAGGTTCGAAAGAACTCCGAAGCGGAAATGCAGGCAATGATGCAGCAGCGTGAGCTGTATGCTCAGGCCTTAAATGAACTGCAAGCCAATTTGAAATCGGCTACAGATAAGCCCCAGGAATACTGGGACAAGCTGTATACCGATGACCCTATTGAGTACATGCGACAGCGTGAAGCCGCCCGAGACCAAAAAGATGCAGCAGAGCAGGTAGCTCTAACGCAACAGAAATTGGAAGCGGAGCGTCAGCAAGAACTGTCCGCGCAAAATCAGGCCCGCCTGCAACAGGAGCAAGAGAAACTTTTGCAAGCGTTGCCAGAGTGGAAAGACCCTGAAGTTGCGGACAGAGAGAAGCAGGCTATCATTACTTACTCCCAGAGAAATCTAGGATTTAGTGAAGCTGAAATCTCTAACATGACGGACAGCCGTGGTGTTATCGCTATACGCAAGGCATATCTTTACGACCAGCTAATGGAAAACAAACCAGCAGCTCAAAAGAAAGTAAAGAAGGCTCCAAAGGTCACTCGTTCTGGCAAGCCGCAAACTAAGGCCCAGGCCAATGCTAATCGCGGAAAAAAGGCACTAGAGCGCCTAAACAAAACTGGCAGCAAAGATGCTGCCGTTGATTTACTTTTACAACGAATGAGAGATTAAAATTATGGCTATTTACAAAACAAGCGCAGCCGTTGGTGAGCGCGAAGACCTGTCGGACGTAATCACACGCATCGACCCAGAAGAAACCCCCGTATTTTCGGCTCTGAAAAAAGAGACAGGAAACGGCGTATTTGTCGAGTGGCAAGTACAAGAGTTGGCCGCAGCCGCTGCTGACAACCATGTAAACGAAGGTGCTGACGCTGCTCTTGCCGCTCCTACAGCCACCACTCGTTTTGGTAACTACATGCAGATTTCCGTCAAAGACGCACAAATCTCTGGCACACTAGACGCCGTTGATAAAGCTGGTCGTGACAAAGAAACTGCATACCAGAAAGTCCTTAAAGGTCTTGAGCTTCGTCGTGATATCGAGAAATCGCTTCACGCCGACACGGCGCGTTCGGGTTCCGACCCACGTAAAGCTGGTTCGCTTTCGGCTTGGATTACCAACGTAGACGATGCCTCTGGCACTTCGGCTGCAACTGGTGACGGTTCTGATGTTCCAGATATGGCTGGTACTAACCGCGCTCTGACCCTCGACCAAATCGACAACGCCATGCAAGCTGCATACACCGATGGTGGCCAGCCAAACATGCTCGTTGTTTCTCCTGCTAAGAAAGTTGCCTTCAGCGACTTGAACAGCGGCTCCGTTGCAACCAACCAAATCAACTACTCTGCTCCACGTGAAGCAGCTATCGTTGGTTCTGTTTCGTTGTACCTGAGTGACTTTGGTCAACTGGACGTTGTTATCGACCGCTTTGCGTCCGATGACCGCGTATTCCTGCTGGACAGCGACTATGCTTCTATCTGCACATTGCCAAGCCGCAACTTCGCTGTAAGCGAGTTGTCGAAAACTGGTGACAGCGAGAAGTTCCAAATCGTGACTGAGTGGACATTGAAAGTGTCTGCTCCGAAAGCTCACGGTGCGGTATACGACCTGTCGTAGTTTGACAAGTTTGGGGGTGGCGGCCATTGAGGTCGCCGCCCCTTTTACTTACGAGGAGAATTTATGACCAAGAGATTTGTTAAAAGGGACGACATTACTGGCAAAGAAACTTGGGCGCATTTTAATGATGATGGCTCAATGGTTTTTGAGACAAGCCAGAACGTAGACGCTTTGCTGAAGTCAAACAGGGAACAGCAGAACGACTTTAGAAAAAACACCCTGATTGGTGACACACAGAAGCACCAACAGAAGGTTGCAGAAATACCCACAGCACTGTATCATCAGTTACTGCTTGAGCTAGGACAGCCAAAGGATAATCCGAATGGCTGGAAGAAATGGCTCAACGAATATGATAACAGAGCATTTAGAACTAGCGGCGGAAACGTATAATGGCAATCACTAACTACTCAGAGCTGCAATCATCTGTCGCCAACTTCTTGGCCCGCGACGACATGACTTCGCAGATACCTGATTTTATTTCGTTAGCTGAGGCCCGCATGTCTCGTGAGCTCCAGGCTCGTAGTCAAGAAAAACGAGCGACGGCGACCTTGACTGAGGGTGACGCATTCGTTTCCCTTCCAACGGACCTTCGCTCTATTCGACTTGTTAAGTTGAATACGACACCAACAGAGGTCCTTGAGTACTACACCCCAACAAAAATAAACGAACTGTACCCCAACCTCGAGTCTGGCCAACCACGTTGCTACACAATTATCGGTGGAGAGGTGAAGTTCGCCCCGACACCTGGCTCTGCGTACACCGCAGAGATTGTATACTCCGAGGGCGTCCAGGATTTATCGGACTCCAACACGGTAAACACTATTTTAACTCGACACCCAGACGCATATCTTTATGGAACATTGGCAGCTGCTAGTGTATACCTAATGGATGACGCAAAAACCTCTGTGTACGAACAGTTGTTTGGACGCGCCATCGAAGAAATTAAACGAGAAGAAGAGCGCGGAAAACACGCGGGCTCTGCCCTTCAAATAAAATCTGACTACGGAGAATTAACATGAGCGCAATGAGCGACTACCTTGAGAATAAGTTTCTCGACCACTTCCTCGGCACGGCAAGCACCTCAGCTCCTGCTGCTGTTTATGTCGGCCTTCACACTGCTGACCCTACTGACGCTGGCACAGGCGCTGAAGTTAGTGGCTTTGCTTATGCTCGCAAGTCGATGGCTTTTGATGCGTCTTCCTCTGGCACGGCATCTAACAGTGCTTCTGTTGAGTTTTCTGCTGCTAGTGGCGGCGATTGGGGAACCATTACTCACGTTGGTATTTGGGATGCGTTGACTGGCGGAAACTTGTTGTTTCACTCTGCCCTGACAGCCTCCAAGACAATCGCAGATGGTGACATCTTTAAAGTTGCCGCTTCGGGCATAGACATTACGGCGGCTTAGTGTTATGGCCGATATTGTTGGGCCAACACTAGAGCAGCTTGATAGCTGGGGGCCTCTTGAAGCTGTCCCCAACTACCCACTAGACAATTCATTTTGGAACACTGTGGCCATCCGCGAGGGTGCTTCAACAGTTAGCGCGTCTGCGTCTGTATCTTCTAATGCTGTTAGAATACAGTTTGGTGGCGCGGCTCCTTCTGTTACCGCGTCTATGTCGCCAGCAGGTATTCGTATTCAGTTTGGTGAGGGTGACACAAGCGTCTCCGCGTCCGTATCTGCTGAGGGTATTCGCATACAGTTTGGCGCATCTATGCTGGCAGGCCCAGCGTCCATGGTTGCAGAGGGCGGAGTTCTTCTTACTGGAAATGCAACTATGCAAACGCAAGCTATTATGGAAGCTACAGCGTTTGGAATATTTGATGCCCAATCCATTATGTCTTCTTTTGTTACATTTACAGAAACTGGAGTAGAGATTTTAGGCGAAGAATGGTCTATAGTTTCCGAAGGCTCGGAGAGCTGGAGTAATATCACTGAAGGTTCTGAAGTCTGGAGTATAGTTTCCGAGGGCTCAGAAGGATGGAATAGACAATGATTAAGTTTGGAAAATTTTTACCAGACCAGCCTTTTTATCAAAACGGCGGCTCTACTGTAGCAACGAATGTAGTCCCCACTGCATCTGGATATGGACCATTTAAGGATGCTCAACCGTTCTCTGGGGCTGCAAACAAGTACATCAGGGGAATGACAGCCGCCAAAGACGATGCTGCTAGCAGCGCCTTGTACGTCGGAGACGAAAATTCTCTGTACAAACTTGACGCGACAGATTCTAGCTTAGAAGATGTATCTAAAACAACTGACGCCTCTTACTCCACTGGGGATGGGCTTAACTGGAGATTTGTTCAGTTTGGAGAAGAAGTAATCGCCACTAACTACAGCGACAATATTCAAACAATTACAGCGGCTGGCGGCGGCAGATTTTCGGACCTTGCTGGCTCTCCGCCGAAAGCAAAATACATTGCGGTGGTGCGAGACTTCGTCATGTGCGGATACACAAACGACCCAACTGATGGCGAAAAGCCGTATCGAGTACGGTGGTCTGGAATCAATGACTATGACAGCTGGGCACCTAGTGCAACTACCCAGGCTGACTTCCAGGATATTGCCGACCTTGGTTCCGTAACAGGTTTGGTCGGTGGTGAATACGCGACCATACTTATGGAAAAGGGAATCGTGCGAGGACAGTACGTTGGGTCCCCGCTAATTTTTGAGTTTGACAAGGTGCAGTTGCAAAAGGGTTGCAAGATACCAAACTCTGTTTGCAACATTGGTCACATGGTCTTTTATCTTTCAGACGATGGGTTCTACATGTTTGATGGCCAGACAAGTAAACCAATTGGCGCTGAGAGGGTAAATAAATATTTCCTAAAACGCTTTGAGTCTGAGTTCTCTGGCAGAATGAGTTCTGTTGTGGACCCTCTTCGTCAGGTTGTGTTTTGGTCGTATGCGTCTGTAAATTCGGGTGACGGGACGCCAGACGAAATGATAATGTATAACTATGCAACGGATAGCTGGAGCACTGCTAATATTGGTCTGGACGCTATGGCTCCATTATTTACTGCTGGCTACACTCTTGAAGGCCTTGTTAATATATCTTCTGATTTGGATGCACTCCCTAGCTCTCTTGACTCTGAAATATACAAAGGGGGAGAGTTCTTTTTTGCGGGCTCTAGGGACAAGAGAATCCAGTCGTTTACTGGGCAAAATCTTTCAGCGGTTATTGAGACTTCTGAGTTTGACCTTAAAGCTGGTCACTCGTCGGTGATTACAGGAGTAATACCATACGTGGAAAGCAATTCGGGCTCTGATTACACATTAACATCACAGGTTTCAAGCAGAAGTGTTCAGACTTCAAATTCTGACTTTGGCCCGCCCTCTTCTTTGAACGACGACAATTTTTGCCCCACTCGCTCAAGTGGAAAGTTTCACCGTGTCCGTTTAAATATATCTGGGGACTGGAACCACGCCCAGGGTATTGATGTTGACGGGAAAGCTACGGGGCGCCGATAATGGCTAACCAATACCGCAACCTTCCAAAACAGGGCGGAACACCGCGTCAGATTTCTGAGGTAGTGAATAATATCCTAGAGGGTAAGATTAACTCTACGGGTGAGTTTACTATTAGCGCGAACACAACCCAGCTAACTATTACTGACCGCCGTGCCAGCGTAAATAGCATCATATTATTCACACCCATTGGCGGCGATGGTAGCCACAACCACCCTTGGGTTCAAACGCGCAATAATGGCAGCTTTGTGGTAGGCGCTCAGAACGACGGACACGACCATGACTTTGGATATGTAATTATTGGTTAAGGGGATATGAAATGGATAGCAAGGAATTAGCTAGAGTTGGTTTTGAAGAGTCCTTGGGTGGAGACCAGAGTAAGTTCCCATTTGACTTCGAAACCGTTTGGAATTTTATGCAGCGCGAAAAAGCGGATAAGGCTTGGCAGGGCTACATAGATGAGTTCCAAAAACAGGTTGAGTCCAGCGACGACGCATTGGGTGAGAACATGCTTAATGTTGTCATGCCAGTAGAGCACAACTTTACAGAGAAGCAGTATATTAGAGAATTTAGGGCGCCAGCAAATCACATAATTGTAAGTAAAATACACAACACAAATCATCCTATTTTTTTGCTGGAGGGGGATGTGACAATTGTTGAAAAAGGTGTTACAAAAAGAGTGAAAGCACCCTACTATTCTATTACAGAAGTTGGGACGAAGCGTATAGTTTACGTCCACGAAGATTGTTTTTTTGTTACCGTTCACCCGTCTGAGTCCACAAATATAAAAGACGTTGAAGAGGAAGTTATGGCAAAGAACTTTGATGAAGTAAATTTAAACCCCAAAGACAGTTCTGAATTAGAGAGACTGTTATCGGAAATTAGGAATTAGATATGACTTGGGCAGCAACAGCAGTAACCGCAGCATCAACAGTATACGGCGCTTCACAGGCGGGTAAGGGCGCGGGCCAAGTTGGAACGGCGACAACAAGCGTTCGCCCAATGCAGGAGTTGCAGGGCTCTTACGCCCAATTGGCTGGGGACTTTGAGGGTATTCAAAGCCGTGGTCTTTTGGGTGATATTCAGACATACTCTCAATATGAGAGGGACCTGATACAGAGGGGTATGGACAGGGCGGCTGCTGGAAACCAGTTTGGAGGGCTTGAGGAACAGGCTGCTTCCACCTTGCTTGGGGGCCAGCTTCCACAAGAGTCTGCGGAGCTTTACAGGGGTGTAGGGCAAGCGGGCGCTTCCATGTCATCCCCAGAGTTTTTGGCGGCCAGTCAGCGGGCTGTTGACAGGGCAATGATGCCAACCGTATCTCAGTTCGCACAGGGTGGTCGAATGGGTAGTAACGCTTTTGCAGATTCTTTGGCGAATGCATCTGTTGGTGCATTTTCTCCGTTGGCCCTTCAGGCGCGTCAAGATGATACGAGAAACATTTTACAAGCAGCGGGTGGTCTATCTAGCACAGCCGCTCAGCAGGCCAATCAGCTTTCACAGGGTGTAAATGTAGCCGAACAAATTGAGGCCGCCCGATACGCAGACATTGGTCGTGGAATGCAGTTCGGGAACTTACTGCCAAGTCAGGAGTATGCATTGCGTCAAGCAGATGTCACTGCCCTAGAGAGGGGCTCTGATATTGCCCGCAGCTTAAATGTCGGCTCTGAAAGCACCCAGCCTATCTACGGAACCCCTCAAGCATCGACGGGAGACATCCTAGCGCAAGGTCTACTTGCGGGTGCAGGTGCATATGTTGGCGCTAATCGCAACTCAGGCCCTCCTCCTTTGGCGCCTGGTCCTGGAGTTCCCATGAGCCTTGGGACCCCAAGCGCTTCCTCATATATGCCTCAGATGCCAACTTATCAGCCGATGAACTTTAGCGGATTTGGAACAAACTAGATATGTATAATTCAAATAAAAATGGCGGATTGTTACAATCCCAGCAGCAGCAGCAACCTCAGCAGGGTTTGCTTCGCAGAGTGGTTCCTAGCTTGGTCCAGGGTATGGCCGACACAAACCGATTCTACCAACAGGCACGAATGAACACTCCACAGCTTGCCACTTTGAATAACATACACCTGCTTCGCAATATTACACCCGCTGGGATTGCGGCGCAGCTACCACAGCTTCGCGCCGAAGAGCAAGCGGCGCAAGATAAGGCCGCGTCTGACAGGATGACGGCCCAGGCTGGTCTACTGTCTGCCCAATCCAAAACCAGTGGACTGTTTAGCGGAACTGGGATGACCGCTCAGGCCATGAATGTAATCCGAACAATTGGCCCACTTATCGAGGCGGGCTCAGCCAGCCCACAACAACTTAGAGACTATAAATTAGCCGAGCTTTCTTTGTCCAAACCTAGGACTCAAACTACGTATGACCCTGCAAGTGGCATTCAGAGCATTTCTGAAGTCCCTGGGACGGATTTGGCTAAGGCGGGTTTCCCGACCTTTAATGAAGCAGTTTCTCTTGGCTCAAAGGAACCTAAGTATAACGAGAATGAAACAAAGGGTGGAACATTTGCGGCAAATATGTGGAACGCTGAAAGAGATTTAACTCTCCTTGAGGAGTCTCGCGGGTACGACCCCACAGGTTCTAAAGACTACTGGGCTAGGGTTGCCCCAATGGGAGTTGAGGGCTTTTTCCGTTCAGCCGAAGGGCAGCTTTATGCAAGGGCAAAAGAGGCGTTTGTAAACGCCGCCCTGCGCCGAGAGTCTGGTGCAGCCATCCGTGACGACGAATTTTTTAGAAAAGAAAAGGAGCTGTTTGGCCTTCCTGGGGAGACCAAAGAGGCTGTTGAGGCCAAGCGAAAGGCTAGAAAAATTGCCCTTGAAGGGATGATTAAAAGTTCTGGTAACTATTATGAAAGGAATTTCCCTGGCATGACCGTAGACTCTATCTATAAAGGCAGAACGGGCTCTTCCAGGAACCCGATTGAAGTTTTTGATGAGGCTGAAGTTTTATCTCTCCCTGAGGGTGCTTACTATCTCTTAAACGGACAGTTGGGGCTTGTTAGAAAATGACCATATTAAACGACGAAGAAGTCCGCGCCCTTGGCAGTAATATTCCCGACGAGTTAAAAACTCCTCGAGGGGGTGAGGTTTTGACTGAGGAAAATACCCCGACTCAGAACATACGTCTTGCCGCGCAGGGATTACTCCTCCGTGGAGCTGATGAGGTAGAGGCTGCGGTTATGAATCCTCTGTCGGCGTCGGGGTTACTCGGTACAAGCTCTGAGGCGTATGACGAATACATTGCAGACGTGCGTCAAAAGTTGGCGGCGGCTCAAAAGGTTTACCCCGTGCAGTCGGCTGCGGCAGAGCTTGCTGGCGGCCTAGCTCCCACAGTAGCCTTGATGGGATTGCCTGGTGGACAAGTACCTGCCGCTGCTAATATATCCAGAATGGCGGCTATTGCAAATCGTGTAGGGCGCCCTCTCGTGGGCGGCTTTGCAGGCGGGGCGGGGTATGAACTTGGTGGTCGTGAGGGAAGTGTGTCTGAGCGATTGGAAGATGTGGGCGGCTTGGCCGTGGCGACAGGCTTGGGCGGAGCTGGGGCTGTTGTCGGCGGGGAGACACTGAGGCTGGCAGGAAGAGGCTTGTCCAAGTTAGCAGACTTGGCTAGTAAAAAGTTTGGCGGCAAGGCTTCTGACGCCGTAACTCAAGAGTTCCAAGATATTGCAAATAACGCGGGAATTGATATTGATGACGCAATCGAGCGCGTCGCCAACGGTGAAATCCTTGCTGACCTTAGCCCGAATGCCCAGGCCACTCTGCGTAGCTATAAGGCTTCAATCAGTGATGAGTCAGTCCGTCGATTAGCCGAAAGGCCCGCCGAGCTCCGTGAAAAAGCCTCTAGGGCTGTACAGAAAGAATTGTCCCCAGAAACTGACGCGAATGTGATTATGCAGTTTAAGAAGGGCGTCAAGGCCAACAAGACTGAGGCTAGCGATGCTTATGACAAGGTATTCGAATCGGCGGGAGAGCTTGACCCACGAATTGTGAGTGAGCTTGAGGATATCGTATCTGTTGCCCCAGAGACTGTTAAGCAAATCAACGCTTTACTGAAGTTTAAAAAACTTCCCGAATTGTTTAGTGTGAGCAAGGACGGTGTGGTTTCTGCGAACAGGGTGCCAAGCCTTCTTGAAGTTGAGCAGGTTCGCAGGGCTTTAAGAGGAAAAGCTGAGTCCGCGAACATAGAGGGGCCGATTCGAGCTGAATACAACGCTTTGGAAAAACGTCTTCGCGCCCAACTGGATGATATTTCCCCTGAGCTGAAGGACACTCGGGCTAAGTGGGCGTCCATTGAGCAGGGCTCGGAGCTCTTTGAGAGTGGCCAAAAGGTTTTTGGAAAATCGTCGGATGATATTGAAATGGCGTTTGAAGAAGCGTCGAGCAAGGGTGGCGAGGCGCTATCAGCGTTTAGGGCGGGGATGATGGACGCCATACGCCGCAAAAAAGAGACGGGCAGGGCCACCACACTACCTCGGGTTCTTACCGACATGGAAAAAAAGGAGGCTAAGATATTCCGCACAATTTTCCCTGGCGACACGTATGAAAAAACTTTTGCTATGCTTGACCGTGCTGCCCGCTCTCAGGAAACCAAAAACAAGGTACTGGGTGGTAGCGATACAATGGAGAGCCTTACTAGGTACGCCCGACAAGGTAAGGGCGGAGTGTTGCAAAACACCGTAGACGTGGCTGGCGCTAAAGTTGGAAGCCCCGCGGCGGCAGCGCGACTTCTTTCTAGGGCTGTTAACGCGCTGGGGGAAAAGCTAACCGACCAACAGAAGCGTCAGGTAGCACAGCTTCTCATGGAAGAGAACCCCGACGTTGTTCGTCGCGCACTTCAAGACACTGGAGGGTTTGTCGAATTGGTCAAATCGGCGGAACGTATCTCTCGGGGCTTAACGCGTGTCGGCCAGGTGGGCGGGGTCCAGCAGGCAACAAGAGACAGTGAATAACTTTATTAGGAAACTAAATCATGGCGAAGAATAGTATCAGAGATTACAGCAACACTGCTGCCTCCAACACAGACGTGCAAAATCAAAACATTGACGAGGGCTGTAGCCCCGCGAATATTAACAACGCAATTCGTGAAGTGATGGCTGACCTGGCTGATGTCAATGACGGCACCATCTCTCTTGTCTCTCCCGACTTTGATGCGGCTACAATCAACAGTGTGGTTATTGACGCCTTCCCGTCTGGCACGAAGATGCTGTTCAATCAGACTGCCGCTCCCACGGGCTGGACAAAAGACACAACACACAACGACAAGGCTCTCCGCATCACCAACGGAACAGTTGGTACTGGCGGCTCCGTGGCGTTTGAAACTGCATTTGCGAGTCAAACTCCAGCGGGTACAATTACTGTTAATGTAGCGGGTTGGGCTATTACACAGCTGCAGATGCCTGCTCACAGTCACAACATGAGGCAACAAACCTTTAATATTTCAGCTTCGGATGGCGTACAAATGAGTCGCCCAATTAGCACTTCAGGCTCGCTTCACCCGACAACAGAAGAGGGTGGTGGGCAAATGCATTATCATGAGGGCTCCACAGGTACATTTACTGGAACAGCAATGAACCTTGATGTTCAGTATGTTGATATTATTATTGCGACCAAGGCCTAAGCCATGAAGTTGGAGGTAAAAGCCAATTGCCCTATCAACAACTTCGAGCCTTGCAAGAAGTTTGATTGCGCTTGGTTTACCGAAATTCGTGGGCAGAACCCTCAAACGGGTGAGGATGCATCTGAGTGGAATTGTGCTATAAACATGATACCGCTGCTTCTCCTTGAGAATGGCAGGCAGACACATCACACGGGCGCGGCTATTGAGAGCTTCCGAAATGAGATGGTTAAGGCAAACGAGACAAGCACAGAGCTTATGGTTGCAGCCGCCGAGGGCCGCGCACCAAAACTAATCGAGGGTTAATATGACCAAGTCAAACATCACTGAGTACGACAACACAGCGGCTAATAACACCGATGTTGAGGATGTGCCTCTGGGTGAAAACCTGATGTATCCATCTGATGTGAACAATGCGTTCCGTGAGATAATGGCCGACTTAGCTGACGTTAATGACGGCACAGTAGCCCTCACAAGCCCATCGGCCACAGCCTTAGACGTAACAAACAATATAACCGTTGGCGGCACTGTAGACGGGCGTGACGTAGCCACAGATGGCACAAAGCTCGATGGCATTGAGGCTTCGGCCACGGCAGACCAGACTGCTTCCGAAATCAAGACTGCTTACGAGAGTAACGCCGACACAAATGAGTTCTCTGATGCCGAGCAGACTAAGTTGGCTGGCATTGAGGCTGCTGCTGATGTAACAGATACAGCTAATGTGACTGCTGCTGGCGCTGCTATGCTGACTGGCGCTACCTTTACTGGAAACATTACAGGCGTAGGCGCAACCTTTACCGACATTGTAAAATACTCTTTTACTAACGGGACTCTTTTAATCCGAAACGGCAACACTGTTGATGGGAATAAGATAACAAGTAAAAACGCTGCAGAAAATGCAAATGGGTATTTAGCATTTGAGGGGCATGACAAAGAATATGGTCGTTTTGATAGTAGTGGGCAGTTTGGTATCGGCACGAACTCGCCTAGCTCACCTCTTGAAGTTCGTTATAATGGCGGATTAGCTTGGGGTGTGCGGGTAGTCAACATTGGTGGTGGCTCGGCGCAGCAAACGGCTATTAGGTTCTTGCGAAGCACTACAACAAGTGTTGGGTTTATCTCAACTACAAACACTGCAACGCAGTATGTTACATCCTCGGACTACCGCCTGAAAGAAAACGCAGTAGATATCTCTGATGGCATTACTCGCCTCAAGCAGTTGCAGCCAAAACGCTTTAACTTCATTGATGATGACAGTGTAGTAGATGGCTTTATGGCGCACGAAGCTCAGGCTGTTGTGCCAGAGGCGGTAACAGGCACAAAGGATGCACTTGATAGCGATGGCAATCCTGACTACCAAGGCATTGACCAATCCAAACTTGTGCCACTGCTGACCGCAGCACTGAAAGAAGCAATTGCCAAGATTGAAACACTTGAAACTAAAGTCGCAGCACTGGAGGCTAACTAATGTCACGCCCAACCGTTCAAGACGTAAAGCACCAGATTGATACACACGAAGCAGTTTGTGCGGAGCGTTGGTTGGAGACAGTCAATCGAGTCAAGCGCCTTGAACTCGTAATGATGGCTAGCGCTGGATTTATTATTGCCCTCTTATTGTCTCTTGTTTTTGATAAATAGTTTGGGATGTTTAAACGCATCTTAATACTGGTTGCCCTTGCGACACCTGCAATAGCGCAGAACACGCAGACTGGTGACTTGAACACCAACACCCAAGACAGTGTTGTAGACAGTAACAACCCGTCCACAACCAACAACTACAATGGTGCTGGTGCAGCATCAGATGTGACCCCTCCGCCCACAGCCGTGGCTCCTAGTGTGCCATCGGGCGGCAGCGATAGCTGTCTGATAGGTCGCAGCTTTGGCACTCAAGTTAATATCCTTGGCCTCTCCTTTGGCGGATATCGGCAAGACGAGGAGTGCAATCGCAGGCGTGACGCTCGGCTTCTGAAGGAGCAGGGCATGTCAATTGCTGCCGTGGCTCGTTTGTGTCATTCTAAGGAAACCTGGATTGCCATGTTCGATAGCGGAACACCCTGCCCGTTCTCTGTCAATGGTAAGTTGATTGTTGGCCGCGCTGCGTTCCTAATGATGAAGCGTGACCCAGAAACATTCATACCAGATTACAAAGAGCGCCGAGAGTATTATGATGCCATACTCCGTACAAAGGATGAAAGTGATGAAGAAAGTAGTGATAGCAGCCTCAGTATTTCTGAGCGTTTCCGCAGCTCACGCCGAGCAGTCGATTGATGATTTAGTGGCGGCCAGCAAGGTTATCGCCACTAAGATTAAGCTAGGCAGGCACGCTGCGACGGGCGCGGTTGACTATATGTATGAAGGCAAAGTTATTCCTGACTACTCGCAACAAGAAGACAAATACCTTATTAGCGAAAGCGAAGTTGTAGCTTACAATCAAGCCATCCTGGGCGTTCAGAACGCTATGTACTTCACATCATCGATGGCTTTGGAGGCAAAGGCTGAGGAGAGTATAGCCGCAGTTAAGGTGGCCGTAGATAGCTTTGTCGTAGCAACCACGCAGCTTAAAGAAGTTGAGGAGGTTGCTGTTAAGGCAGAGAAGGCAAAAGACAGTGGCTCTGTTGCAGACCAGACAGTCGTACAAGAATATGCTGAAACTAATAATGTGTCTATCAAGCAAGAGGTGGTGGACGACTTCAATCAGTCGCTGACAGACATTTCTGTCAACGCTCGTGAAGCTGGTGCGTTCTTGGCGGCGTCCAAAGATGTTCGGATTACTGAGACAGCAGACCGACACGCCAAAGACTTTAATGTCTCATTTCAGGACGCTCAGGTTGCATACTCGGCGACACAAGATGTTTTGAAGTTTACATGGCAGCAGGCAAATGCGAACCATAGTTTCCACGGCTTTATGACTAACGTCACCGCAGACCAAGTGCTGTCTAATGGTGAAACACTTTATACCGAGCAAGGATGGATAATGCGATGAGTTTAGAAGACACAGAAATAAAGGTTGGTGGGTTTAACTTTAAGGGCGTCTGGGTTGCTGCTGCTATTTCCATCGCGGCCCCAATCTTTGGCGGAGTGTGGGCAACAGCTGAGTTCTACGGCAGGATTGTCTCGCTGGAGGATGCTGTGTCTGGCACTGCGGCAGCTAATGAAAAGCTGACAACCGTGGGCGCGAACTTGGAGAGCATTATGGAGAGTCAGAAGGAATTGCTAGACCTGCGCGACAGGATTGCAGAGATTGATAAGACCGCTACAGCCAACGACCTTCTGGTCAAACAGTTTGACGAGAAGGTCAAATCAATCGACACTCGGTTTGATAAGGTTAACAAGGAGTTGGATGACTTGTGGCGCGGAGTTGACGCTGTAGCGAATCCATTGAGGTAATGACTAAACTAGCAGTCCAGATTGGCCGAGCAGGTGAGCTTCTAGCTTCTGGAGTTATAGAGTCAATGGGATACAAGACAGTCCTCTGCCAGCAAGCTAACTTTGACATGCTTCTCCTCAGAGACGACGACACGCACTATAGGGTGGAAGTTAAAACTACTATGTGCGCCAAGGGAGACCCCAGAAAAGCCAATGGTAGAGCCACAAGATATTCTTGGAATACTGCGACTGGTTCTGGCTCGAAGGTTCGTTTAAACGCATCCTCTGTAGACCTTCTCTGCCTAGTCGCCCTAGATGTCAGGAAGTGCTACTTCAAGCCCGTGTTCAATCACGATGTTTTACGTTACAACAGAACGCCTGAGCAAGTGAACGAAGTGCAGGAAGCCGAGCAATTAGCTCAAGTCCTTAATGAAATTGATTTTTGGAGGAATGCGAATGGAAAAGCATGAACTTATATCTAAGCTGTCGCCACTGGATACGATTATCCAACACGCGAAACTTACATTGAACAACGATATGTATTATTATGCCAGCATGGTTAAAGTGCTTTTAAATAAAGAACACAAGGAACATAGTGATGATTAACATTTTAGGCGCAGTTGCAGGTATTGCTGGAAATTGGGTTGATGGTAAGGTAGAAGAAACCAAGGCCAAGGCGGTTGTCAAAGTAGAGAAGGCGAAGGCAGATGCAGAAGTTCAAAAGCGTATTGCAACAGGTGAAGTTGACTGGGAAGCTAACATGGCTGACGCGACGAAGAACTCATGGAAAGATGAGTTTGCTCTTGTGGTGCTGCTCCTCCCGTCTATCCTAGTATTCATACCCTCTCTTACGGAACACGTTAAAGCTGGCTTTGAGGTTCTTAATACCCTTCCTGAGTGGTATCAATATTGCCTATATGCTGCAATTCTGAGCTCATTTGGACTGCGTGGCGCTGATAAGATGATGGGTATGCGCGGAAAAAAGTAGATACTCCTGTAGAGAATAAATTGCCTTCAGGCAAAATCACTCATAACTTTACTTTGCAGGAGATGACCAAAAGTCAGACTGCCACCCGCATGGGGATAGACAATAACCCGACGCCTGAGCATCTTTCATCCTTGAGGGCTCTTTGCTCAAGTCTGCTTGAGCCGATTAGGAAGGAATTTAAATCACCTGTCTTTATCTCTAGTGGGTACAGAAGCCCTGAGCTTTGCCTGGAGATAGGAAGCCGAACCTCTAGCCAGCATTGTCTTGGAGAGGCTGTGGACTTTGAGGTTGTGGGGTTTGACAATCTCCAGGTTGCCACATTCATTAGAGATAACCTGGACTTTGACCAACTTATACTAGAGCACTATGATGGTGTTAACCCCAACAGTGGGTGGATACACGTAAGCTACAGCTCTAAAGGTGAAAATCGCAAAGAGTGCCTGACTTATGACGGCAAGATATACAGCAAAGGCCTAAACGCTCAGTAAGTATACAAAGCCAAAAAAAAGGGGCTGACGGCGAAAAGGAAACGCCAGCCAGCCCCGTGATATCCGCCTATGGAGAAAAACGGATACCTATTCTATCGCCACATCCACTTGCTGTCTTGAAGTGAGCGCACAACTTGAGACATGATAGACGAGCTATCTTCCAAGGCACTCAGCACCTCTGGTTTGGTGGAGGCTACTGTGCCAGCCATAGTTCCGTTAAGCTCTGCAATCTTCTCTGCTGCACGAAGCAGTGTTTGCGTTTCAGTCTTGATGGTTTCCTCGATGTTATCCATTTGGGTTCTCCTTGAAAAACTTTCTCTCAGCAATTAGCTTGGTGGCAGTCGCTGCCATGTTAACCAGCGCCTGGTCTGACATGCAGATGACAGTGTAATAGCCATCCTTATCCATAACGCACATCTCGGCTGCGAACTCTGGCTCTGGTGCCGAGCGCAGGTAGGCTAGTGTTCTTGGTTTAATTTCTTCATTTTCCACGGGTCATCTCCTACTGCTAAATCCATAAATGCCACCTCACCAACTCCAGAGCAATTGGTGCAGGTTTCTTCGCGTGTCTCAATGCCCTGCCACGGGTCGTTGGAACCAGAGTATCGTCCACCGACAACCTCATCATATTCCACAATGCCCTCGCCGTGGCACTCCCAGCACTCAAACACCGCGTCTTCGTCTGTCCATTCTTTCATATTAATTCCCCTTTGTTTGTTTCTACCCAATGACTATCCCACACACCCATGACAATGTCAATACATAAAATGCATTACTTAAACTTGTCTAGCAACTCCTGGAGGGCGGCCCTCGCCTCCTGGCGACGGAAGTCTAGCCACCCACGGCTGTCATTCGGGGCACACAGTATCGAAGATAATTTTGTCTCCGACAATTCGGCCCTTTTTTGATAGCTCTTTCTCAGGCTCTCTTCGTGCCGTAGCTTGGATGTTAATTGTGTTATCGTCTCCAGCAAGCGTTTGTTCGACAAATTCTCTAATTTCTTTGATTTGTTGTTTTCTTCGTTGTTCATTTTCCCTGGCCAATTCTGTTGCTAATTCTAGCTTTTCCGCAAATCCATCTTTGTTTGAGCGCTTAAGCTCAATGGCCCTGCGAAGCCCATGTATGATTGTCGTGTGGTCTCTGGACAAGTATTGGCCGACCACTGTGGTGCTATTGTCCGTCAGGTAATAGCTCAAGTACATAAACGCAAAGCGCGGTACCGTAATATAACTGGCTCGGCTTTTACTCATAAGCTCATCTTTAGTTACATCGAATGCTTCGCACACAGCCTTACGTGCGCTTTCCAATGAAAAGATTACTGAGTCACGGTCCTCTGGAATGTCTATTATTGAAACTTCTACTGTCACTTCTTTTCCTCCTCGTATTTTTCTGTTTCGATTGCCACGTTTAGGGCTTGTTGCGCTAGCTTATATAGCTGCCTGGATGTCATTTTCCGCTGGTACAAATTTCCGTCCACGTAAGCGCGGAATGCGCCAGTCAACGGAATAGGCAAGAAGTTCTCTTGCTCTAACGTGTAGTCAGCATCGACGGTGACTAATTGTGCTGTTGTCAAAACTCGTTCTCCCTCGCAGGTCGGGCAGGGCTTCTCGACGAAGCTCCTGCCGTTCCCATCAGCTGAGACATCGATGAGCAGTTGACCCTGCCCGTCACATTGTGTGCATTTGAAAGCTGTTCCACTCATCTTCTATCTCCTACTCGCAGACTAAAGCGCCTGTCCAATCTTTCTTGCAACGCACGACTGTGTCGCCCGTGCTGGTGTCAGTGCATACAGTAGCTCCAGTCCAGTCCTTCTTGCAGCGCATTCCTGCGTTGGCGGATGTGGACAAGACAGCTACTGCCAATAATGTAAAAACAATATTTTTCATGTTGCGTTCCTTTAGAATGGGATTGAATCGTCTGATGATGTAAAGCCGCCAGCCGATTGGCCTTCGTTTTTATCACTTACCTTAAGCGACATATAGGCGTTTCCATCTTTCTCGCGGCGCCAGGTTGCTACACGACGCTCACCTAGTGGGCCACTGTAGTCAGGCGCTTTGTCGTTACCCTTTTTATCATTCTCGAAGAGGGTGCCGACCTTTTGGTACACGTCCATAATTTTACGTCCGTCGTCCAGGGTGGACATTGTGATTACCACGTTACTGTCTTCCCCGTTGTTGTTTACCTTCCCCGTCAAAATCATCTTGTGGTTGTCACGTGGTTGGAATACTGCACCGCTGTCGGTGTTGTCATATTGCTGGCTCATGATTTATCCTTTCGCCAATTCGTTTTTACGTTTAGAGAATAGCTTCTTGCTTTCCTCATTAATTTCTCCCCGAGCAGTCATATTGTCGAAGAGGGCCTTCAGTTCGTCGATACTCTTGACCGCACTAATGCGCTCCTCGACACCCTGAACCTTGGCACCAGATGGTGCTTTGTTTTGTTTTGGGCTGGTCTTTTCTGGTGCGGTGGCGGCGTTGCCATCGTCTTCAAAAACCTCCCCGCTTGCCTGTCCAAGAACCCCTGCCCAGGCGTAGCGCTTGGCGTAGCTCAGTGCGCTCATCATGGATTGCGGGTCATTCTTCACAGAAATGACAGGCTGATTTGCAACGATTGACTCGCCGCTTTCGTGCATCAAAATGGTGGTGAGCACATACTGGCCATCGACCAGGTTCGGCATTTGAGATATAGCCAAGCCGTTCTTTGCCAGAATGGGCCGCGAAGAATCTACGTGGTCCTGAAACGTACTGAACTTGGATTTGAAGTGGGGGTTATACCCGCTCTTAGGTACTACTCCCAATTCGCTTTGGGCCTTTGATAGTGCTGCTGCTAGTTCTTTCATTTTTTAATCTCCTTTGTTTTCTATATAATCGTTAAGAATCTCTGGGTAAGCATTTTGCAACTCGCTCATCATAAGCGTGTGCTCCTGAAGTGTTTCATATGTATTTGAAAACGTGTCCAACTCCCTTGCCCGAACAAAAAACACATTCCCATTATCATCGTTAAGCACAAGATGACTGATTTGGAGTCCAGGCACGCCTGTAAAGTCTCCCGTAAGCTCGGACTCCAAACATTTTATTTTGGCCTGAGCTTCCTCTTCGTAAATTAACTCTAAGATTAAATCTTTCCATGTGAGGTTCATTGCTTAATCTCCTTTAAAATAACATCGCCAAAGTTCCTCATGAGATTGGCTGCATATTCCATTTCCCCCGCCTCTTGTAAGGCATGAAAGGATGTCTCCAGCGCTTTCTTTTGGCATCCAGTCAAAAGGCTGGCGACAATAGTTTTACGCTCTTTCATTTGGCCGATGGCAATAACCGCGTCCATGTTGAACGCTACGTGTTCTTCGTCTTCTGTCATACTGAGTAAAGCTCCCTTGCTTCTTTTAGAAATTCATCGCTCATAAAGCGATATCTGAAATCTTCCCACGCGGGCTGGATGTACATAGCCAGGACTTTTGGGTCCGTAGATATGGACAATAGATTTTCCCAGACAATTGCATTGTGCAAGAGCTGATTAAACCGTCGCAGTAAAGATTCGGTTCGTAGGTCGGCGCAGTTTTCAGCTGTGAATGTTACTGAACCTTCCTTGGTAATATAAATTAATATTGGCATTTTCCCTGTAGCCGCCCAATACACCGCAACCTGGCGAACGTGTGCTTCGTCTGGCCGAGTCGGTATCTTCACCTTTCGGAACGAGCGGGTAAGGTCTTTTTTGGGAGGGCCAAGCGGTGACCACTTTGTCTTGAGCTCAATTATTACGTCGTCGGAGCCAATGTCTACAAAGCCAATCATAGGTAAGGCTAGCTCGGGTCGTGTGAGAGTTATACGCTCCTCTGGCCACATGTCCATGCCAGCGTAAGGCGCCAGGGCCTCGACACCATTCTTGATAACAAGCTCCACATCTTCCACGTACTGATTTGTTTTCAATTCGTCCAAATCGCTAATTGGCTTGTGGCTCCTAATGAGTGAGGCGGCTTCTGCCAGAGCGTCTTCAATATCAGTTCCATCGCATACCACACCCTGTATTCCATCGTGGGCAGCAGTTCCAGCAATCGCAGGAACACCGACTGGCATCTCACGGCGGCGAGGGCCCAGGTAGAGGTACTCAAAAACCCGAAGACATGGCGGTCGCTCCAGGGCCGACGCACTTGTGTGCTCCAACCCAGCTTTCGCTAGCTCTTCTCTAAACTTTTCTAAGTCCATCCCTTTTCCCCTCTGTTGTTTCCCCAGTATACACATTTAGATGTCTGGTGCAACACCTAAAATGCATGACTACTATTTTTTATCAAAGCCCAAGAAGTCATTGCAGGCGTCGATGGCAGACCAACCGATATATTTTTTATCTGTCTTCTCTCCGCCATCTGCCGTGGCGCACTTCGTAATT